CACGTAGTAAATAATGATGTTATTACCGTTAATGGCTCTGAATCTGAAGAAGTTGGTATTACTTTTTTAACTAACTTATTCCCAAATACTAACTGGAAACAAACTTCTTATAACGGAACTTTTCGTAAAAATTATGCCGCAATAGACGATATTTATGACGAAAATCGTGACGCTTTTATTTCACCTAAACCGTTTGCGTCTTGGTTACTTAATGAAAATACTTGCCAATGGGAAGCACCTACACCGCAACCAAATGACGGTAAGTATTATTTTTGGAACGAAGATAAATTAAAGTGGGTAGAAATTTCTCTTAGTGAGTAATAAAAGTGACAACCACTTATCGGTATTTATTTGCCGACTTACTTACTAATGAAATTGTTGCTGAATTACCATTAACAGGCGTTAGTTTTAATCAGCAATTAAATACGGCTGGAACGTTTCAAGCGCATATTCTTTTATCTGGTATTAATTCGGCTGAATATAACGTAGATAATGCCACGCTTCCTGCGCGTAACGCTATTTATGTGGATAGAAACGGTATTTTGGTTTGGGGCGGTGTTATTTGGGCACGTGTTTATAACTCTGACGCACAAGCAATATCTATTACAGCCAGAGAATTTGAAAGTTATTTTGAACGTAGATTAATAACAACAACTGAAAACTTTGCTAATACCGACCAATTAGAAATAGTTAGAACGTTAATTGACGACGCACAATTACTTCCTTATGGCGATATTGGCGTTATAACTGGTAGTGAAACATCTGGCGTATTAATTAACCGCGTTTATTATGATTACGAATTAAAACAAGTATGGCAAGCAATTAAAGATTTATCCGACCAAGATGATGGTTTTGATTTTAATATTAAAGTTGAATACGACAACGTTACAAACGAACCTACTAAAACGTTAATACTTGGTTATCCGCGCACAGGGCATATTGATACTGGTATTGGCGATATGGATACAAATGTATTTTTATTCCCTGCTGGAAATATTACAAGTTACGAATATCCCGAAGATGGTTCCATTACTTCTAATACGTTATATGTAACTGGTGCTGGTTCTAACGAAGGTAAATTATTATCGGTAGCAACTGCTTCTAATTCGTTTAATGATGGTTTTCCGTTACTACAAACAACGGCTTCTTATTCAGATATTACCGACCAAAATGTTTTAGATGAACTGGCAATAGGTCGCGTATTAGCACTTAGCGAACCACCGCCAATTATTAAAGTTGTAGTTCCAGCCTTCGTTGAACCACAATACGGAACTTACGAAATTGGTGACGATATTCGTTTAATGATTACAGATGAACGTTTTCCAAATGGTTTAGATGAGATTTACCGCATTGTCGGACTTAACGTGGAACCTGGTGAAAACGGACCAGAACGCGTTACCATAACCTTAACAATTACGACCAACTAGGAACGGCTATGGCATATATAAATCAACCGCCTGACTTACGCGTTTTGTTTAATGATATTTATCAACGTTTATCCAAACTTGAAACTGCGCAAAGATTTACTGCGCCTAACGTAGATTTTGATACAAATACTCCTACAAATCCGCGTATAGGAGATATTTTTTATGATACTTATGACGATTTATTAAAATATTGGAACGGAACGGCGTGGATTCAAATAGCAGATAATAATATTTCTCCTTTGATAACTATTGTAAATCCTGTATTAAAAACCACAAATAACAATATTACTTATACAGGTAATCCTGTAATTGTTGAAGGCGAGCGCGTAGGTAAAATGCTTACGGCGTATGCTGAAATATTAGGCACAACTGTTACAAGTTGGGGAACAGGGCAAATTTATTTCACTTTACCAGCAGGTTTTCCAACTTTTGAACACGATGTTATTGCGCCCGGTTATATTTCAGATAACGGAAATACCTATACCATATTTGGCATATTAGCGGAAGGTTCTTCCGATATGTATTTATGGTCGCCTACTTCTAACGGCGGTTCGGATATTGTGGACCATAATTCGCCAACTGTTTTAGATAGCACTTCAAAATTAATCTTAAATGGTGTAGCAATTATTGCTTAGGTGGTAACATAACGTTATGTCTGTTCAAAATTGGGCTGCTTTAGCCGTGTCCGTTACAACCCTAATGGGAGCATTAGCCGTGGGCGTTCGTCATCTTGTTAAATATTATCTATCCGAATTGAAGCCTAATGGCGGAGAAAGTATTAAAGATAAAGTTTCAGATATTGATAAAAAGGTGGGCAAATTAGAAAGTCGTGTAGATGAAATCTATCGGCTTTTATTAGATAGAAAATAACGTATGGATAAATTAGTAAATATCCTTATGCGAATTGTGGCGGTATTTGCCGCTACTGGTTTATCCGTAGTAGGTATGGGAAGCGTTATTGGTATTAGCACCTTACATTCAATTTTATTGGCTGGTGGTTTAGGCGTAGCAACAGTTATAGAAGCCCTTGCGCGAGGGTATATTGATGATGGTAAATTAAACCAGCAAGAAATTAATGAGGCATTTTCCAAAGTAGATAAACGGAAGGTTCGTAATGAGTCAAATAGTTGAAATAGCCAAAAAAGAATTAAATTATCAAGAAAGCGCAAATAACAATACCAAATATGGTAAATGGTATGGATTAAATAATAATCCGTGGTGCGCTATGTTCGTATCGTGGGTATTTGACCAAGCAGGTGAAATTAAAAATATTGCCGCAAGCGGTAAAAAAGGTTTTGCTAGTTGCGCGGCTGGTCTTGCTTGGTTTAGTAAGAAAAATAAACTTGTACCAGTTGGGCAAGCACAAGCAGGAGATATTGCTTTTTTCCAATTTGATACTGACGCGGAACCAGACCACGTGGGTATTGTTATTAAGAATAACACCAAATTGAAGCGGTTAGTTTGTATTGAAGGAAATACAGCCGCAGATAAATCTGGTTCACAAAGCAACGGTGATGGCGTATATGAAAAAAAGCGTTCATATTCGTTAGTAATGGCTGTTGCCCGACCATAGGAGATATATGAGAAAGTTATCGGAAAAAGAAAAACTAATGCTTAAATCTGCCGCACGTCATTTTGTATTAGTAGCATTACCAGTATGGCAGGTTAGTAACGGCGATATGAAAGCGTTTGCTTACGGATTAGCCGCCGCAATTATCGGTCCAGCACTTCGCGGTATTGACAAGAATGACCCTGCTTGGGGTAAGGTCGCGGCGTGGTTGGAAACTGATTTGAAAAAGAAAGCCACAAAAAAAACTAAATAACAAATTTGCCTTTACCTAGCAATTATGGGGAAGTAACTTGCTAGGTAAAGGCTTATTTTTTGGGTAAAGGCTAAGGCGTGGCGTAATTGTCTTTTGTTTAATCTTTGCGATATTCTTCTGTTATGTCTTTAGAGAACTCTATTGAAGAAGCACGTTATAAGGGTAATACTGTTTGTCCTTTTGCCAGAATAATAAATAAATTAAATGACGCCGATAAAAAAGCACTTGAAGCGGCTATTAAAAAAAATCTACCAGATGTAACTCTTGCTACTGCTTTACGCAAAGAAGGTTACAAAATTGCTGAAATAAGTATTTCGCAACATAGAAAAGGTTTATGTCGGTGCCAGCAGAACAACGGATAAAAGAAATACTTGAACAACGCCAGATGTATCACGGCGACTTCTATCAAAACTTTATTACCATAGGAAAAATATGGGGCGCATTACTTGGTGTAGAACCTATTGAACCTTATAAAGTTGCGTTAATGATGGACGCCTTTAAAACAGTTAGAGCGTTTAAAAATCCAGAACACGAAGATAATTGGTTAGACAAAATTGGATATACAACGCACGGACAAAGTTGTGCTTTTTATGACGTGGCTAAGAAAAAATGAGTTTAAAAAAACAACTGGAAGAAATACCTGACGAGGTAGCCAGTTCAGATGTAGTAGAACTACGTAAAGCGTTAATACGCACACAAAAACAATTAAAAGACGCAAAGCAACGCACGGAAGAATTAGTTGAAGCAACTATTCAAGCCGCATTTGACGCCACGTTATCTATGGGCGCAATTAAAGAAGTGGTTGCTCCTGTTATTGATAAACGTAAAATTAAATCCGAAGTTGCGCTATGGCATTTAACTGACTGGCAAGGTAGCAAAAAGACAACCACCTATAACAGCCAAATAATGCGCAAACGCGTAACTGAATTTGTAACTAAAGCAAAACGTATTACAGATATTCAACGTGCTGACCACCCTGTTAAAGATGTAGTTATTATGTTTGGTGGCGATATGGTGGAAGGTTTATTTAACTATCCAGCGCAATTACACGAAATAGACGCAACGCTATTTGAACAATACGTAACAGTATCCAGATTAATCGTGGATACAGTTAGAGAAGCATTAGCAATATACGAAAAAGTATTAGTTGTGGCAGAGTGGGGAAATCACGGGCGTATCGGTAGCAAACGCGCAGATGTACCACGTAGCGATAACGTGGACAGAATGTGTTACGAGTTAGCGCGGCAATTACTTAATGGAGAAAAACGATTAACTTGGGCAGACTGCCCGGAAGATGTTCAACGTG